TTTCGGGTAAATCCATTCACGAGGGCTTCACCTTTCCCCTTAAATGTCCCCGCATCCCAGAAATCCGTAGCTGTTTGGCCAATATTCCCGATGGCTTTCATAGCCCCACCGATGATTTGAACAATAGACTTAATACCTGCTGAAAGCCCAACTATGAAAAGCGCTGCCCCTTTTGCAGCAACTCCAACTGCATCAACGATTCCCGCAAATTGACCGCCTTTTCCTGAACCTTCAAGAAAATAACCAATAACACCACTTAATGCAGGCATAACTGCTTGTGCTAATTGATTTTTGAGAGCTGTAAACTGCATTTGAACTGATTCAGTTTGTGCCGCAAGTTCCATTGATTTCTCAATTGCATCTTGTCCTGTAATGATGCCAGCCTCTTCCATCGCAGCTTGATAATCTTTCCAAAGTTGACCACCGTTTGACAGTAATGGTGCTAATGCAGTCAGATCTGAACCCATACTTTCGAGGTAGAAAGACATTTGCTGTTGGTTGACCCCAGCCTCTTCCAATTTGTTCACATAGGTCTGAAGAGCTTCAACACCATCCATCTTGGACATTTCTTCAGCAAGTTTCTTTGCACCAGCTGCACCACCTTCAGTTTTTACTGCAATTTGTTCAAAAAAGTCAGTAGCTCCACCAGCACCAACACTAGCAAACTCACCAATTTTTTCGTTAAAGTCCTTCATCATGTCTGAGACTTTTTCTTGCGAATATCCAAAAGTTTGGGCTGCACCTGCTAAGCCTTGAAAAGATTGTACTGACGTATTTGAAATTGCTGCAAATTGTGCAAGCTCCATATTACTTTTGGCAATTTCTATAGACATTGCTGCCAAACCACCAACTGCAACGACTGATCCTCCTACTGCCATACCTGCCAATGCAGCTGATGCAGTTAGAACACCACCTTTTAAAACATCAAGTTTTCCTGTAATCCCGTCAATGGCCGAACCTATTTGTGATCCACCCAATACCTGATTCATTTGGTCTTTAAAGTTCGAAAAAGCTTTGCCCATTTTATCTGTAGACTCTTTGGCTTTTCGTTCAGCTTTGTTCATTGGTTCGACAAATTGACCAATTTGAGCCACTAAATCTAGGGTTAAACGCCCCAATGAAGCTGTAGCCATACTTTTCTCCAGATAATAAAAAACCCTGCGCTTGCAGGGTTTTAATTAAGGTTAAATTATTTACTTTCTAAACAACTGATAGCTGCTTGATTCGCAAAACTTTCTACTACAGATTGCTTTTCTTGAGGTTTATCCATCACTGCAATTTTATATGCATTAATCACCAATTCTTTGTTAAATTCTTGGATATCCTCATCATCCACACCACCAATCGGTTTAATGGCCTCACTAATAGGCATTCCCATTTGACGAGATTCCATTACTGATTTAGCCAACTCATAAACTAATGGACAGGCTTTAATAAAATTCTCCATTGGTATTTTTCTATCATCTTCAGCATGTACTGTAACTGAACTAATAACCGCAATTAAAAATAGTATTCTTCTCATAAGTTGTCCTAAATTAACTATTTAAGACAAATTACTAATTTCTAAATTAAAAAGCCACTCTAATAGTGGTTCATTTGTCTTACCCAAAGAAAACGAGGTACAAAAATAAACCTACTATCCCTATGAGTAATAATGATCCAAAGCCAATTGAACCATTTTTTTTATCTGTCTTAGTTACAACACGATTCTTATTTTCGTAGTTGCTAAACTTAGAATAAGAAAGTCCTGTTTTAGGTATACCAGCTGTTGTTTTAACGCCTTTTTTACCAATATTAACCCTAGCACCATTCTTACCAACAGAAAGACTACTAATTCCTTTCTTAGTAATATTCAATTTTACACCAGGCGCTATCTTTAAACTTTTTCTAAAATTAAAGCCCATAAGATCACCTTAGCGTCTACATATTTTTTTGGATTTACTAATAGATCCATCATTGCAAACAAATTGCGAACCTTGACAGTGACTAATACCACCTTTTTTCCCAGAACAAGGTTGTCTACCTTTACCTGCTTCTGCGATTGTTGAAACACCCGTAACTAGAATTAATGCCAATAAAATTTTATTCATAAAAAACCCCCACCATTTTATTATCAATGACAGGGATCATACTATTTGAATGAACTTTACACAAATTCACATAATTATTCCCCACCATACATTGAAGCAGCTTCATCAAAGCCTATTTCAGGTGCATCATGATGTGGTAAAAAGTCATATTTATCTTCAACCCGAAAGCCTTCCACTTTAGCGTACATATACTTCAAATCTGCCAAGGCTTCATCAAGTCTTAATCCGAAGTTGAAACCGCCCCTGATTGTTCGGTATTGTTTCCAGAAGATAAATTCTCTGTGGCTAATGGCTCGTTTGGCTTCTGCGATTGTTCTTCCACCGATGCCGTTGATGACGAGTTCTGCCCAGAATTCTTCTCTTTCAAATTCGTCGTCGCTGTAACCTTTCCCAAGAAATTCTTCTTCAATATTTCCTGCCAAATCGCATCAATCAATGGCTTGCTAAAGTGTTTTCGAATTTCTTCTTCAGTAAATTCTGGTTCACCTTTTTCATTCACAATACAGTCAGCCAAAATACTGGCCAAGGCTTCCTTATTTTTTTGATTTGCTTCCATCTGAGCAATGGCCGTTGAATAATCCATGATCTTGATATGGGTTTCAAAATCACATGGCTCACCATTCACTAAAATTTCTACGGTAATTTTTTCAGGCGTATCTATCAAAATTCCTGACTTAATATCGGCAAGACTTAATTTTTTTTTCATGGTTTAATCCAAAAAAGTTAGCCCCTTTCGGGGCTAGGGTTTAAGCGGTTTCACGAATCCAAGCAACTTTGGTACTGCGCTGTACTGTACAAGTTGTTTTAACAACGGTATTCGCATCAAGATCCATTGGGAAAGAATCAACATAGCCTGTAAAGGTATTCCAGCTGCGCCCTGGTGGCAGGGTTACTTCACCTGTAGCAGCATCAACGGATGGAACAATATTTTTTACTTCACCTTTATTCTTTCCAGCCCAACCAACAATAAACTTGAGTGCTTTACCAGAAGCTTCTAGGTCATATAATCGGCCATGTGATGGAACCTTGGGATCTGCATTTAAGTCAAATGTAGATTGACCCGTATCTTTTAGGCCACCTCCTTCCATGTACTGCTTACTTTCCTCTTCATCTAAAGGTGTAATTTCAATACGCTCTTTAGAATCCGTACCCGGTTTAAAGTTTAATGCACCATCTACTTTAAACAGCTCCCATTCACCTGGTGTTGTGATTGATTCAGCAACTCCCCAAATGTCTGTACCTTGTGTACGTCGTGCCATAATTTTCTCCATAAAAAAACCACCTCAAGGGTGGCTTTCGTTTAGTTAAGGTTCTTCTAACCATCGGCTGTCTATCCGAATACGGTGTAAATTGGTTTCTTGCTCAAGCTCACAACCTGTAAAATCTTCAATGGTGCAATATTCTTCAATGACTTTACGTACTTTGCGGGCAATGTTGCGGGCATCTGCTTTGGTCTTGGCCCATACATCAATCTGCACATACAACGAATCCATGTCCGATCCGCCCGATAAATACTGCTCTGTATTGGCATTGATAATTTGCCAACATACATATGGTGCACCGTGGGTATTATTGGCATCAAATTCACCAACCTTTAAACCCACACCATCAGAGAGTAAATTGGGTAATTCGCTATCTGCTGCACAAAGGTCATACAGTGGGATAATCAACATTATTTAATATCCCCCATCAAATCGGCCTGTAACTTTTCAGCAAATGCATCCGTTGCATTTTGAATATTGGATTCCAATGCTGGGCGCATATAGGGCTTTGCCTTGGTTTTAGATGTCCCAAATTCAACCAGCCAAAAGTGTTTGGTGTCATTTGCCACTGGGGTGTAATGTGGGTTTGACTGTCGTGGTTTACCTTTACGCTGCACATTTTCGTTGCTTCGCCAAAACTCACCACCGCCTTTCACCCCAATTCGGACTTTGGCAGAATTTTTATCGCTGGTTTTACCTGCGCGAACAACTAAATTTTTGGAAATATCTGCACTGGTTTTAGGGTCATCAATCTTTTTAGCATTGTCTTTAGCAGACTGTAAAATGGGCTTTGCAGCAGCTCGCAGCGCTTTTTTTACATGCTTTTTAGCCACGTTTTTGGTCAATTCATCCATTTTTTTAAGGGCTTCATCTAAACCCACAATTACGAATCCTGCCATACATATGCCCCCAACTCACAAGCCAAAGTGACATATTCACGCCCTGTTTTGTTATCACGTAAAGGCGCAATAATGCGGTAATAAAGCCCATCACATAACAAACGACAGAGCGACCAATCAGTATTTGGTTCAATATCGTCCTGCCGAAGCACAATACGGGTTGCTATCACTTTTTGATCTTTTCGTGCAGCAATGAAATCACGGATTGACGCATCTGTTATGTGACCATAAATAGCAAAGATAGTGGTCCAGACAGTTTCACGGTCTCCACTGCCATCATTTTTTATAACAACTTGTTTTCTTTGAACTTCAATAAATTGGTTTAATTTTCCTGTCTGCATGTCTACTCCTCAAATATTCCAGCCATCCAATCCATTGAATCTTTGAATTGTTCTCCTGCTTTTGAGATTAGATCCCGAGCTTGTTCAATTGAAATTCGATCTTGAGGACGGGCAGGATCTAATGTTTTGAAAATTTCATCTAGTATTTTCAAGCCTTCTTCTTGCTGCAAAACTGCTTGATATGCAGCTTTTTTAATTAAGCGTGACATTTTAAACACCCATTTTTCGATAAGGCAGCATGAAGTTTTCCACTGCACGGTTGACGTATAGATTGACTTCAGTTTGAGCCGCTCGGTTCTCATACATATCAGTTATGATCAACAAGGCTGCAAGGGCTAAATCTTCTGGAAATTCACCATTAATAAGCACGTCATCCAAGGGCTTAT